CGGTTCACGGTTTCCCAGTCACGATCGATAACCAAGAAGTGAACCGCCGAGATCTGCAGCAGTTGAAAGACCTGGAATGGATGATGAAAAAAGCTTTTTAAGGAAACAAGGAAAAAGCAAATTCAAATGAAAAAATAAAATAGATAACATAATAATCTCCTCAAAAGTGATCAATCATGCCAGGCACACCGTGAACCGGCATAGGTCGCGCACAACGTAAATTAATGCGTGAATCAAAAATAAAATGCGGCTCGTTTGGTGTAGCGACGACACGGTCAATCGGTGGATTCTCTTCAATAAACGATGGACCGAGCGTTGCTAACGCAAAATCTTGCGACAAATGCCAAACATCCAAACTGTTTGTTGCCGCTGAACGCAATTTACCTGTAATAGCTGAGTTTTTATAACGGTACTCATCATAACGAGGTATGTAACCAAATACATCGTCATCATCAATATCACCGCTATGTTGTATCTCTTTACGCAATACTGCTTGTTCGCCTAAATGTGCAAGTGTTGGCCAATAAATGTCATAACGCGTTGACTTTGTAAAATTGCGTGGAATGCCCTGCTGATAAGTCAAATCTGCACGAACTGAAACAAAACCCATCACAAATCCATGTTCGACGAAAGACTTTGTAAAGCCATGATTTGAAAAACCAGCGGTAGTAAAGCCTGCAAGATCACCAAGATTCACATCCGCAGATTGGTTCTGAGCCGGTACCGGAGTTGTATTGATGGGCGTACTGCCACCACCAAGAAACTCTGGCCGATAACTGACGTCATAAAAATCTACGCCGAAGTGATTACGTACTAATTCACTGTAACGTGTGCCGCCGCGTGCATCCTTCTCGAGCAGTTTCTGAACTTGAAATGCTTCACGAAGGTCGTTAATTGTAGCTAATGAACCTTCTGTCATATCTGCATAGATTCTATTAGCTTGTGTGCCATTATTAATGTCAACATGCAGACGTGGCCCTGTTGTATCGAGAACACGATATTGGTTATTTACTGTACTGTATATAGCCAAATCTGTACTATCCGTAGCATCTGTATTAATACGTACATTGGTACCAAGCGGAAGATTAACGGCGGAACCTTTTTGCGGAGAAGGCAAACACGAAGTAAAGTAATCGTGTCGTTTGCCGCGTCGCAACAGATTATAACTGTTAATTGATTCAGGTCCGTCACCCGTAATAACAGAAACACTGTTTTGTAAATTCTGATCGCGGAACCATTCATTCCATATCAAATTGTAGCCACGGTGATAGAGAGAAACAATATTAGATGATTGATATCCGAGAGGAGTAAGAGGTAAGCCCATGTAATCGGACAATGATTCGCTAGTTACAGAAAAATCTTGTAAAACGGGCAACTGAAAATCTATAGAATCAGAAGGGTTGGCTTGCTCACCAAAAAACTTGCGCGCATTATCCCAAACCAATCGAAAAGGCACAAAAAAGAAATGCGTATCCATGTACATATTGTCCATCAGCGGTTTCAGAGGTGTAGCCATACGTGCAAAACCGTCAACAGACAAATTAAATGTATCACCGGGTAAGACATCATCAATATAGAAAGGAATCAAATAACCCGCATCGAATGCAGATTTATAAGTCGAGTTGCGATTGAATGAACTGCGTGGCGCAGAAACAGAGGGTGCAACAGAAAAAGAGTGTTGGTGCGAATTAGACTTCATTAGCTAAATCCTCTTGAGAGTTATCAAATAATTCTTGTTGTTGTATCTGTACATCAAATCCGGACATAATCTTTGTCGGATGGCAGGGTGTAATCGTACCGTCATGATCAGTCATGTCTGCTAGACGAAAAAGAATGTAGTCGTTTTTATGTGGAGTGTCTTGGCAAAGCTGTGTAAATGCACGTTGTGCAGTTTGATCATTAAGTTCAGTAAAAGGTTTGTTAAAAACCTGAGCTACAGAATCAAATATAGAGTAGAGCGATGTTTTCATAATTGCCTCTTTAAGTTTGAGAGTTGAGCAGTCTTTACGTGTTCACGAGTCACCAGTCGCTGCTCTGTATTATCTGGTGATTCGTATCCGGCTAATGCACGACCGGCTTTAATGTCGTCGTACATATCTAAATCGATTGATTCTAAGTATTTATCATAATACCTGGGTGGTGCGACTTTTAATCCGTTAATAGTTGTATAACCCTTCGGATAAATATCGCTAGAATATTTTTTAATCCAATCATGAGCAATACCTTTACCAGTACGGCCACCACGTGACATCGTGCAATACTCAGGTATGACTTCAATAACTTCACCCGTAAATGAATTGATACGTTCATAGTGTTTGAGACCAGTTTCTGGATCAATCTTGTCTGCCGATTGTCCGTTTATTTTTTTTAACACATAACGTGCAACGTATGCAGCAGATTGAAACGTTACTTCACCTATAGTAACGAATCCTTTACCCCATAAAGATTCAAGAATTGGAGAACTATAGATAGGTACACCAGATGATGAATCGAAAAGATAAATCCAATCAGGAAAATTGAAATTAAAAAGGATCGCGTGGTAATGAGGTCGATTATTTTTATCACCGTATTCTCCACAATGAAAAAAACGAATTTTTTTATCTGGATACGCTTTTCGTAATCTTTTCATGAATAACTGATAGTGTTTTTTTCTCAAGCCGCAATCCGGAGGTAAATTCTCAGCGTTGTAAGTCAGCGTTATAAAACAATTATCATCATACAAAGATGCTTCGTGGCAAATGCGTGTTGCCCATTCTCTTGAACGTGTAATTCTGCAACCGATACATTGACCGCAAGCTATTTGCAAGCGGCGGTAGCCTTTTCTTTCTACAAAGATCAAGCTACCACCGTTTTTCTCATGTTGCCACGCATCTATTGGTTTGAAACAAGGCATTGTTCAGATTCAGTCATAGTCGTGTGCCTCCACGCATTGGACGTGGGCCAAGATTCATCTTATGGATACGTGAACCTTTCCGGAATTTACGACGTGAATTGCGTTTTGACATTTTGAATCGTTTTTTCATGATTGTTTACCTCACGTATAGAGTGAATAGTACTGCACATGCATGTGTGTATCATGCAAGACAGTAATAAATGTTTGTGGAAGAGCTGAGACCAAATCATCACGAACTTTAGTCTTAACAGATTCGGTAAAGTAACGTGTACGAAAATCTAAAGCTAAACCGTAGTAGTGATAACTTCCAGAAGAATGCTCACCATCCAAGGCAGAAGTAACCACCAATTCTTGATCGTAATTACGCCAAACATTTTCAGCAGTAATTAATACGATTCGCATGACGGGATCGAGCCCAGCCATTAAAACACCGTCTTTAATCCTCATGATCCAAATTTCGTAACAATGAGTTTAACAGCCGCATCGGTGTTTTCTTCGAGCACATCAACGATATCATCATCAATAGTAGTAGATGTACGGTCAGCAAGTTCACGTGCAATATCGATCAAAAACTGAAAGAGATATGTAGCTATAAGTGTGCGCATTAGAATCTCCTAATATTAGTAGAATAGAATATAGTTGCGAGGCAACTATAGTAATTATATAGACACCAGGCTAATTAATTCAACCTGGTGTCAGTCAGCACAGTTAATATCAAGTAAAAACTGTGCTGATTCGCCGTTAGGATGGCTCACCGCGAGATATCGCGGCAAAAAAAAGGCCGGCGTATGCCGGCCTAATACGAGTCCGCTGTCGCGGCTCGTGGGCTGCTAAAGCCGACTCATGCAGAGCCTGAGTCGCCCGCAGCCTCAGTATTATCACCTGCATTATTATCACCTGCATTTTCGTCCGGGATTACACGGACATTGATCGGTTGAGGTTCAGGCTCGCGAGTAGCTAAGCCGAGCTCAACCATACGATCTGCATTATCTGGATTGTGGATAAAATCCAAGAATTTAGCAGGTGAATTATCGAACTCCTTGCGGAGTTCTGAAGGCATTGAATCGAATGATGCTTGTGCGCGGTTAAGTATGTTCATCGATTCAAAGAAGTCGTTATTAGGTAAGTCATCGTAAACGAGACTCTGCATATTTGCTGTTTGTTGTATCAAATCCATACCATGACGCTTAACAATATTGTTAATATCGACTTCCGATTTATGCGATTGCTCGACGATGCACTCATCGTCTGAACAATCTAGTTGTACACGTTTACGATAGACTTCGCCGTTTTTATAAGCTTTAAAAGTCATTATAGTCTCCTTATCTTAGCCAGAAAATATTCGGCCGATTATGACGGCCTGCGGGTTTACGTTTTTTAAGCTTTTGCACTGCAATTTCAGCTTCACGCTCAATCTTACCGACAATAGCTTTAGCACCTGTTGCAGTAGTAGATATTGCATGTGCACCTTTATCAATTAAGAAATTACCTGCCCGGTTAAACTTGTCTTTAAAATTGCGATATGACTTTGCAAAGTCTTCACCGATATCGCCAGAAAATTCAGTTTTACCCTTTTGATTTTGAGCAATACCTGCGTCGGCTTCTGCTTTATCAGCTTCTGCAATGACTTTACGAAGTTGTGCAGCTGTTGATAAATTATCGATTGCAGCTTGTAGCTCATTTTGTTGCGGTATTTGTTGACCAGCAGTTGCTTGTGATCCTGGAGCTTGCCCGCCCGACGGCGAAGACGCGCCGTCGGTAGCTGCAAGAATCGGATTCAAACCGGCAGCTTCGAGATCAGCCTGACGTCGTTGTATTGCCGTAGACGATAGTCTTTCTTGAAACTCACGATTTAATGCAGCTTCGGCAGATTGAAATTGCCGATTTTTAAGAGCTTCAACACGATTAAATTCCAATGTACGCTGATTAATACGTTCGTTCGACTGATTTGTCTTGCGTACACCACGATAACCAAGAAGTGAACCACCTCGATCGTGACTGGGAAAC